GATGTTCCAATGATGGCAAATCATCCATTTGGTACAATTGTGCGAAATTTTCAATTCAATGCCAAGCTTCCGGAAAATGCTAAAAATTTGGCATACGTGCTAAACAGTGGAGATGAAGTAACTGAAGATCAAATTGCACCATATATGAATTTCATGTATAATTCAAAAGATCCGGATGCAATTAATGCAGCAATTGCAAGATATAGAGCAAAGCATGCTTCGGTGTTAGCAACATTAATTGATGCTAGGACTCGCCTTAGTTTGTCACCAACCGAACCAGAATTTATTGCTGCATTAAATAGGGCATTGGCAAACTATATGAAATTTCCAACGGATGACATAAGAAAATCACAGCAAATTACAGCACCGATATTTCCATTTGATGTGTCATTTACGATAGATGGAATTAATGGATTGAAATATGGAGATGTTTTAACGTTTGATGCGTTACCTTTGCGGTACCGAGTGCATACAGTGTTTAGTATAATTGGTCTCACGCACACCGTTAAAACAACCGGCGAATGGACAACTGATGTTAAATGTATAATGAGACCAAGCATAGAATAATATGAGACTTAAATCGTACTACCTACCTGAAGAAATTACTACCAATTTATATACAGCTGGTAAAGAATGGCAAACTGAAGATGGTGTTGAGTATCGAGGTTCATATCATCGATATTTAACCAATGAAGTGTACACTGGTGCTACATGGAACTCAAAAACATCCAAAAAATTGCAGACGTATGTGGCAGAAGTTACACGCAATTTAACATATACTACACTCAAGTCTCGCCTAAAAACAAATTTTATTGCACCATGGTCAGTAACACCAGTTGTAAACGAACAAGATCGAGCCAATGGCAGCATAACAAGATATTTCATTAAAAAAGTTAATGAAAACACAATCATCGAAATTGACAAGCTACAGTATGATGCCCTACAAGGAAATGCATTGGATCCGCACATGTATATTAGCACAACATTGCAATGGTATATTGCTGGTCCAGTAAACGATGAAATTGTCGGAGTTGTTACTAAACAAGGCGTACGGTCAAAAAATTTAGCAGAAATTGCATTTGCCGATCGGCAACTTGCTGGATTAAAAACATTGCTAACAAATCCATTACAGTTCTATACAGATACTGATTATAAAGTACCACCCAGCATCAATTAAATTTGGAGTTCTGCAATTTTTTTCATATATTTAATGTATGATACTAGATCATGTAGACGAAATAGATGCATTGCTACAATGTGTGGCAGATAAACGCACCCTAGTAGTACCTATACTTTCTAGTCCAATATTTCACCCTACTCAGAATCCAGTAATCGCTTTATATGTATATACCGAAGATGATGTAGAACGTATTGTACCATTCCGGCATACTGAACAACTAAGGGGCTTTCCAGAACATCTGCCACGGTTTCTTGCATTACAGAATATCTTTGTGCATGACAAAAAGGCCTGGTTGCAGATTGGAGGAAATGGCACCGTATGGGATGTAAAAACATTGTGGTGGTATACTTACGGGGAGGCTTATGATGAATCTCATTATCCAACCGCTGCGCATCGATTTTATTGGCGACGACACTCAAACTTAGCACATGTAAATGCAGTGGTGCCTTTGCAGCAACATTTAGCAATGTGCCAGAAGATTCGACATTATGCCTGGCCAATGTGTGTGAATGCTAAACTAACCGATTCATACTTGCAGTTTAATGCAACTTACCCAGAAACATTTGCAGCAATAGAATCTGCCGGATTACAGGTAACAGAAGATTTTCGTATGCCTGATTTAATTATTGACAATCGAGTGTATACTGCATACCATTATCACACAACCACAGGACGACCAAGCAATGCATCCAGAGGGTTTAACTATGCAGCCATGAACAAAGAAGATGGCACCCGCGATGCATTTTGCAGCAGATTTTCTGAAGGCGCATTGGTCGAAATGGACTTTGATGCATACCATGTTAGGTTGATTGCTCGTTTAATCGGATATCAATTACCTGCAGGATCCGTGCATACTTATTTTGGTCGATTTTATTTTAGCACTGATGAATTAACGGATGAGCAGTATGAACAAAGCAAACAGATAACATTCCGATTGCTGTATGGAGGCATCGATACCGAATTTTTGTCTATACCATTCTTTCAGCAAGTAAACACATTTGTGTATGATTTATGGCGTCAATGGAAAGCAAAAGGGCACATAAAAACACCCATACTGCAAAGACCAATTACATCAGATGCAGTACAAAACATGACAGCAAACAAGCTGTTTAACTATTATTTACAAGCAACAGAAACTGAGGTGTCAGTGCAAAAATTACGGCAATGTCAAGACTTAATCAAAGGGCTTGAAACTCGTATGATTTTATACACGTATGACTCCATACTTTTTGATGTACCAACTGCAGAAGCACAAACAATATTACCTGCTATCAAGCAACTATTAGAACAAGGCAATTTTCCGGTAAAAACAAAAGCCGGACATATTTATAGTAAAATGAAAACTATCTCATTATGATCGATTCAATTTTAACAGAATGGCGTTATCGACTGCCACATGGTTATCCTAAAAGTGCAGATGATTTCATGGTTTTAAAGGATGTCATACTAGAAATGACTGATATCGATTTATCGGAAGCAGAACACATTGTACGGCGTGCAATGGGGTTAAATGAATCATCGGTGGATTTTGATATTAAATCTATGTATACGAATCGTGTTATTCGTATTGTAAAAGATAGCAAGGTAATTGTTTATTCATTACAGCCATATGACGATCATGATTTTGATGTTGCAGATGCAGCACAAAATAAAATATCTGGAACACAGTTATCTGTCGAAGAGCTCAGTAATATTATTGAAGTAAATTCTGCATATAACTTTTATATTTTTAATAGATCGTATAAATTAGTTAATAGCGGCGAAACAACCGGCCAATTAATTTTAAATTCAGTTTCGACAGACACTCAAGATTTTATTGATGCTGATAGTTTTGAAAAATTTATATTGGACCAATACGCAGTAGGTTCTCAAAAAATTGGGGGACTTAAACAATTGTTTGATCAACTACAAAATGATACTGAGGTATTAGATTTAATACGTTCGAACACTCCGGATATAGAAGTAAAACCAGGACAAATGCGCATTGCCGGAAAGTACGAACGTTTATATGATGCTATTGACTCAGCTGTAAAAGTAACCGGCGGACATTCATCAGAGTTATGGTTTTCCATTGTATTTAAAGGATATGTAAAAGGATCAGTAAAAAATATACCAGCACTCGGCATTGAAAATGATTTAAAATCTGATGTTGTAACTAAAGATGGACAAAGATTTTCACTTAAAGCATATGGTGATATTACGTTTGATTTTGGTATGTTAGATAAAGATGCATTAATTTATTTAAGATCATTTCTTGCATTAGCTGAATTAATAACTGGAACTAAAATGAAAACGGTGAGTTTATCAATTCCAGACATCAATGAAAATGTATTGCGTTTGCTAAATAGTGAACATGTACAAAATGAAATTAAAGAATTATTACAACTAGATTCTCCATTTGCTACTATAAAAAATTTACAAGCAAAAATACGCAGTATAATGCAGGATATGGACATCGATTCTCCAGACTACATAGAAAGTGTCACTAAAAAGTTTTGTATAAACATAGATAATTCTATAGAACAACATATTACTAAAAATATTGATTGGTGGGCTTTAATTATAACAGGTAATAAAACATTGAATTTAATTCCATCTCATACAATTGTAGATTCATTGAAACATACAGAACAAGATGGAGAATATTATCTATCAACTAATATATCAAGTTTCCATCAAGGACATTTAAATGTTAAAACATCACACCTAGGAGTATCAGCAGCCAAATACAAGGATTAACATTGAAAACACAACTACTATGCACCTTTGCGCATCGCACAGACTTAAACATAATCACTGATTACATACAGACAAACTATCAGATACCAGAACGTCGTATCTTTGTGTTTTCTAATGCAGATGTGGCTGACAACCTATATTGCACATACAATGCATTGGATTCAGGTCGCAGAGGTCAAAATACCATAAGCATACATCGAAAAAAAGAAACAAATACTCTGTACACGGTTAATGCACTTAACGAAGTTATTCGCCGAGTAAACAATGGGGTATTAGACAAAACATATCAGTTGGATTGGTCTGCCTACCAGAATTCATTCATACTAACGGATGATGCTGGGTATCGTGTTATCAATCTGGTGTTTTTCAAGAAATTTTCTTGGCACTGATATTTATTATAGAAGGTAATATAATGAAAAAACTAGAAAAAATACTTGCAGAAAATATGCGCAGATTTGGAACTAAGAATCTCCGCGAAGATGCAAAACTAGAATTACAACTACATATTCGTCGAGTAGATTACGATACCAACATTTCTGGCATTGTTTCCATGTACATGCAAGGCAATAGTTCAGCTGACAAATCTACGTTTGAAGACATTGTAAATGATATCACACAAGATATTGCTAGCAAGAATGATCCGACAGGTGCATACGATCAAACTCGTCTAGTATCTGATATCGAATTTGACTGCGAACTTAAAGTTGGTAATGATACTATTGATCTTACTATTACATACGATGAAGACGGTAATATTCAGAAGGTAGAAATCCAAGATGAATCAGTTGCTGCAAAACATGGAATAAGTGATTCTGTGATTATGGATTATTTATTTTAAAATAAACAAAAAAAACTTAACTAATTACTTTGAATTAACGCTTTAATTACTTATATTGTAATTATATTTTTATATTTTATTAACCAATTAACAAAGGAAGACTTATGGCACTTAACTTAGATGCAATTAAGGCAAAACTCAATCAGTTAAACAAAGCTGATGACAAAAAACAAAATTTGTGGAAACCTGAAGCAGGTAAAACCCGAATCCGAATCGTACCTTACGTACACCGCAAAGACAATCCGTTTCTAGAATTGTATTTCCACTATGACATTGGTAAGCGTTCAATGCTTTCTCCAATCACATTTGGCAACGCAGATCCAATCGTAGAGTTTTCAGACAAGCTCAAGAAAACTGGCGACAAAGACGAATGGATCATGGGTCGTAAAATTGAACCTAAGATGCGTACTTATGTACCTGTAATTATCCGCGGAAAAGAATCTGAAGGAGTTAAGTTTTGGGGATTCGGAAAGCAGATTTACACTGAACTTCTTTCTATCATTTCAGATCCGGATTACGGTGACATCACAGACCTAATGAGTGGACGTGATATTGATGTAGAATTTACACCAGCAGAAGGAGCATCGTTTCCTAAAACTGCAATTCGTGTAAAGCCAAACACTCAACCTGCAACCGAAGACAAATCAATTGCAGAGAAAATCATGAATCAGCCGCAAATCACGGATATCTTCCCTGAGCCTACTTATGATGAACTTGAGCAAGCATTGCAAGAATGGATGAGTCCAGAAAATGCAGATTCAGATGTAGCATCCGAAGAAGAGGATGAAGCACCAGTTGCACCAGCAAAGAGCTCAAACAAGCCAGCAGCAACCAAAGTAGATGATGTTTCGTCTGCATTCAATGATCTTTTCAATTAAGGAGTTATAAATGGCAAAGAGTAAAAGCAAACTAGAACTGGAAGATGCGTTAGCTAGCACCTTAGCAGAAAGTATCAACAAGCAATTCAAAGGGCAGGCATTAAAAACTGCATTCTTTCTGGATGGCGATGATGATGCCCCTAGCAATGTTAAGGATTGGATTTCATCAGGTTGCGATTCACTCGATTTGGCAATTTCAAACCGACCGAACGGAGGCTTCCCAGTAGGTCGGATAACTGAAATTACCGGGCTAGAAGCATCAGGTAAATCATTGTTAGCATCACACGCATTAGCAGAAACTCAGAAGAAAGGCGGATTGGCAGTATATATTGATACAGAGTCAGCTACCAGCACAGAGTTTCTTCAGGCTATTGGTGTAGATTTAAAAACAATGCTGTATGTTCCATTAGAGACCATTGAAGAGATTTTTGAAACCATTGAGACTATTGTAGAAGGTGTCCGCAAATCAAACAAAGATCGTTTAGTTACGATTGTAGTAGATTCAGTGATGGGTGCTTCCACAAAAATTGAAATGGCAGCAGAATACGATAAAGATGGTTATGCAACTAGTAAATCAATCATTCTTTCTAAAGCAATGCGCAAAGTTACAAACTGGATTGCTCGAGAAAACATTTGTTTGATTTTCACCAATCAGTTACGTACTAAATTAGGCGTATCATTTGGAGATGCTTGGACAACCTCTGGCGGTAAAGCTATTCCATTCCATGCATCAGTGCGACTACGACTTAAAAATACCGGAATGATCAAAGCAAAGATTAACGGTGTAGAGCAAGTGGTTGGTAGCAAAACTGAGGTGCAGGTTGTGAAGAATCGTATGGGTCCACCACACCGCAAAGTGAATTATGATATCTACTATGATTCAGGTATTGATAATTACGGTGGTTGGTTAGAAATCATGAAAAAGTTTGATTTGGTTAAACAAGCCGGAGCACATTACACATTGGATGATGTAGATGCAGAAACTGGCGAAGTGTATGGCGAAATCAAATTTCAATCAAAAAACTTTGTGGAGAAAGTAATTGATCGCAAAGAAGTACGAGATCGTTTGTATAACAGAATCTGTGACGCCTATATTTTCAAATACCAAGCAGGTATTGATGGCGGAATTGATGATGTGATAATCGATGAAACAGTTATAGACGAAGAAGGCTAATGAACAAGTATCAACAGCTATTCAAAAAGTTACAAGAAGAAAAGGAAAACGGTCCGTCGGATGTTAATGACCACATCATGGTATTCGACGGACTGAATACCTTTATCAGAGCTTTTGGAGCAACACCATCTACAAATGAGGATGGTGATCATATTGGAGGAATCACAGGATTCTTATTTTCTATAGGCAAAGCAATCAGAGATTTCAAACCTAGCAGATGCGTTATTGTGTTTGATGGTCGAGGTGGTAGTGCCCGCAGAAAAAAGATTTACGGTGATTATAAAGGCAACCGAGCCAATAAAACCAGATTGCGTAGACACGATCATCAGCAATTTGCAACTATCGAAGATGAACAAGAAGCAATGCGGTATCAGTTTTCGCGGCTTGTTTCATACCTAGACAATCTGCCTGTTACATTCCTGTCAATTGATGGAATCGAAGCAGATGACACTATTGCGTATATCGCACAAATGTATGAAGAAGTTAGCAAGAAAGTTACCATTGTATCCACAGACCGCGATTTCTATCAGCTGATCAGTCCGACTCTACAAGTTTGGTCTCCTATCAAAAAGAAAATGTATGATGAGGCAGCTCTGATTGAAGAATTCGGAGTACATCCAAACAACTATGTGATATACCGTACATTCACAGGTGATAACTCAGACAACATTCCAGGAGTTGCTGGTATTGGTCCGAAAACTATTCTAAAGACATTTCCGGAATTAGCAGATTCTTCTGTGTTTACATTGGAAGATTTAGTAGCTAAATGCAACAATAAAATTGCATTGAACGAAACAAAAAATTACAACAAAGTTTTAGCCAGCTACGACACAATCGAAAAAAATTATCGGTTAATGAACATCAAACTGCTAAACATTCCAGCTCAAAATTGTAGCACTATTCGAGGCATAATGCAACAACCTATACCTGCATTAAACAAAATGGAATTCCAACGATTGTTCATGGAAGACAAAATGTGGACCACCATGAAGAATCTTCCAGAGTGGTTAAACAGCACTTGGCTATCGCTAAATGCATTTGCACATCAAAT